AGTGGATAAAATCCAATTTTTTCTTGATAACAAGGAATGGTATTATGAAATGGGAATTCCTTATTCTCTCGGCATTGGATTGCATGGTCCTCCAGGAACGGGAAAGACCTCATTTTTCAAATGTTTGGCAAACATGACGGGTCGTCATTTAATTGTTCTCTCATTAAAACTAATAAAGACGCGCCGACAATTGGATGATTTCTTTTTTGAGGATAGATACAACTCAAACAATAAGAACCATGGTGTTGGGTTTGATAAAAAGATTATTATTATTGAAGATATAGATTGTCTTGGTGAGATTGTTTGGAAGAGAGAAAATAAAAAGGACAAACATGGAACTAATATTGGAAAAAAATTAAATTTGAACTCGTTATCTCCTAATGCAACAGTTAATGTTGCAGATGTGATTCAAACTTTTGTTGACGCAAATGAAGAGCAAAATAAGCTGTTAACATCAGTTACAAAATCTACGGAAGACGATCCGATTACCTTGGATGATATATTAAATTTGTGGGATGGGCTTAAAGAAACCCCCGGTAGAATATTAGGAATTAGCAGTAATCATTATGACATGTTAGATCCAGCATTAATTAGACCAGGGCGTATAGACATAACTCTTAAATTAGACAATGTTTCTCATAATATCATTCGGGAAATGCATAAACGATATTATAATGCGAATGTTGATGAGAGAAAACTCAAAAAGATAAAGGATAAATTTTATTCACCGGCGGAAATAATAAATTGTTATGTCATGAACAAACATAGCCCGCGCGATTTTATTGAGAGATTAATGCAGAATGAGAAATTCTGATTCTGATTATTATTTTAAATAAACCGTTCTGGGTTATAATTGTGATGGAAGCAGTCCTTATGAAAGTTGTGTTGGCCACCATGCTCATAATCCGTTTTTCCATCTTCCACGGCATACATAGGATAAACGAGAGCTTTATTACCCTCTTTTGTTATTGTCCAATCTGAGCAAAATGGGCGCATATTTGCACTAAATTCAGGATTTAATGTTTTTTCAGCATAACCATTATAATACTTTTCTAATAATGTTTTTGCATGCGAGCGAGAAAGCATATACATTTGTGCTCCCCACAAATCGTCTGGATAATTGTGATATTTATGAGTTCTATTGTGAAATTCATGTTTAAGATTGAACCCATGATGGTATTCCTCAATTTTATATGTTGTTAAATAACCAAGGAGCAACAAGTCTAAACTCATTGTTTCAAAGTCTTCAATCAGTCTAGGAATATCGTTTGCTAGATTCTTATCCAAATAAATATCATCTTCACAAAAAACGCCATATTCTTTTTCCGTTTCAGTAACAAATTTGTTTATCATATCAAAGTGACCATAAGTATAAGACCATGCTTTTTTTGGTCCGTCGTTATTTCCCAATGGAATACTTAAACGCGGGTCATCAAAATTGACACCGTCATAAAATTCAACATTTATATTTAATTGAGCGAATCTATTTGCTAGAGCCGTTTTTCTCTCTTCATTCTTATAAGATAAGCAATAAAAAGCGCATAAATCATTTGCTGACATATTTAATACAAATAATTGTGGGTTCATTTTAAGCATTTTTATTTAACTTTGATATAATTTTGTTTTTTGCAAATTTTGATTTATGAGAAATTCGTTTTATATGTTATTTATTTTTAATAAGAATAAACAACATGCATATTGTAAAGCGTTATGTTAAAAATTTAATAAATAACTTACCACCTATAGAAAAAACGGAGGACATAAATCTTGTTTTAGATGGAGGGATTTTTAATGGAAGTTATTTGATCGGGGCGTTGCATTTTCTTAAAGAAATGGAGTTTAAAAAATATATACAGATTCACAAAATATCATGTTGTAGCATAAGTTCAGTTTGTGCTTTGTTATATAAAATGGATGCACTAGACATCTTTCCCGATTTGTATAATATAATTTTAAAACAATTTAAAGAAACTCGCCAGTTATCCGCATTTGAAAAATGTCTTGGTAAAATTCGGTCGCGCATTGTTAACCATGCCGAACTTTTATCCAATATAAATGGTTCTGTATTTATTACTTATCACAATATTGCCAAAGGAAAAAAAATTGTTAAAAGCAAATACAATTCCATAGATGATTTGCTTGAAACAATTTATAGATCTTGTTTTGTTCCTTTTGTTGTAAATGGAAATATGGTTCGCAATAATAAGTTTTTTGATGGAGTTAATCCTTATATTTTGCCAATAGAAACTAATAGAAAAAACTTGTATTTGGACCTATTTGGATATGACAAAATTAATTATTTATTGTCGGTTAAAAATGAAAAAACTAATTTTCATAGGATATTGGCTGGACTTTTGGACATACATTTGTTTTATATTAAACAGAATAGCACACAAATGTGCAGTTATGTTAACAACTGGTCTTTATATCAGACTTTTCACAATCGCTGTTTAAAGTGGATTATTGAAAAAGCCGCATTTTATACAGTTTATATTGTATATTATTTAAAACAATACATTCCTGCAGAACTTTATGAGCATATTATTTTTAAAATAATATCAAAAATAATAACGGAATTATATACGGTTTTTATTGACTATTATTGCTTTTAATGGTAGGGAACCAAGGTTCCCCTACGACCCCTCCTTTTTATTGTTTCTAATAGAACAACCCGCCGCGACCTCGTTTCTTTGTTTCGCTTTTCTTTGCATTGGGTTTCTTATTTGCAGTCTTGGATTTCTTCAACTTTCTCTCTTGCTTCTTCTTTTCTTTGAGGGACAAATCATCTGCTGGTCTATATCTCAAAAACCATTCTTCGTATTCTGCGCTCTGTTTTTTCTTATGGTCCTTTAATTCTTTGAATTTTTCCGCTTTTTCAGCTCGCATTTCTTCCACCGTCTCCTGATGTCCATAACAACTTATACTGAATCTTCTCAAAAGACCTTTCTGTTGCAACCTATTTTTTTGTTGCACTTCAAATAGAAACTGCGCCATGCAGACTATTCTCTCTGAGTCATAATAATTGCGGTCTGAATATAAAAATGCCAAGTAAAAACTCAACATGGTATCAATTGTTGCTATCTTTACTGGTTGTTTATCAACTGTAATAACATTATAACTGTGGCATGCAATTGGTTTATAAATAAACGCGATTGTATCTGAACCCACCATTATTTGATAGTGTGGCGCAACAATCTCTCCAATTTCTTTGCGTTTTATAATTTTAACTGTTTTATAACCGGCATCTCTGAGTCTTTCCCTTAAAATCTCTGCCGTTTTCTTTGGATCTTCTGACAAAACATCAAAATCTGGAATCTTTTCTAGCTTCTTGTGTAAATGCCTTGGCATATAGTGCAAATACAGTGAAATCGCGTAACCACCGAAAAACACAACACCTTGATTGATAAATGAGTTTCTAGTTATCTCAAATATTTTATCTTCATCTTCTTTATTTATCATTTCTCTCTGAAACTGTTCTATTTCGTCACAGTGTTTTGATTTTAATGGATAATTTTTATTTAAAAGAGTTAAACGCTTTAAAACTTTTTCCCATCTTGAAACATCCCCCGCTGGTCTTGAAAGTTCTAAATACATGGACATTCTTAAATAATTCGGGGGTGCGTATAAAATTCCATCTACTTTTATTGCCTCTTGTCTAACCGATTTGTATATCTCCTTGTGCAAAAAGGTTATGTCTGCAACAGGTATAAAATTTACAAAAACCTTGTATGTGCCCTTGTGCTGTCCAGACTTGGCTTCTACTTCTAAAAATCCAGCATTCACATAATCATCCGTTAATTCCTTGCTATCATTCAACGCATTAGGAGAGAAAAAATCATAATCTGGTATTTCTACTTCTGTGTTATAAAATTGGTCTTGTTTTGGCAAAATATTGTTAATTGCAGTTCCTCCATAGCATATCACCTTTTTTCTACGGATAAAGTTTTCCACAATGCCAATTATTTTTTTTACTTCTGCTGAATTGGCTACGGCTCTTCCAGACCGCTCTTCTGCTTTATCTACAGAGGCTCTTAATATTGCTAATTCACACTCCTGGAAGTTCATTGATTTATCACATATATTTTTCATTTAATAGTCTTATATTATTAAAAGAAAAAAGCATATTTTTATTTTAGTCTATTTATAAAATTCTTTGGGTTTCCAATTATTTTTCCGTCTTTGTGAGTTTTGTGTGAAAAATATCCATTCCAGAATTTTCTTGTCGCGTAAAAATCTTTTTTGTGAGCTCCAGACCATTTGCTTTTACTGCAGAATTTATTATTATTATTAGCTCCCATAGTAAACCAATTTTTATTGGATTTTCTTAAGGTGCATTCGCATATTGCCCTTTTTGAATTTTTAGGGTCAACTGTACATATATGATTCAAGCAATCTGACCATTCTGTGTTTTTTGGACACTCTGTGATTCGTTTGCCATCGTGCATTTCATTGATAGAGAAAGTTGAGTAAACGCGACGCGTTCCAGACTTAGTTTTGTGTGCCTTAAGTGTGTTACAAGGTCTTGTGGCAAAATTATAACCGTTTTCTATGGTGCATTTGCAGCTTGTTTTTCCGGGTTTATTCTTTATGGATTTGCAAGGGGCTGATGTACACAACGCATAGCGACTTTTACAAATGGTAAGCTTTTTTGTTTGTTTTTTGTTTTGTCTATTTTTTCTTGTCTTTTGCATGTTATTATATTATTGCATTATTTTATTTTTCATAATGCAATAATTTTATATTTTGTTTTTTTTTGATTTTGTTTGTTTTGGCTCAACCTTTTCAAAAGGTTGAATTAAATGTTAAAAGCGTAGTAATCACTCTTTACGCTTCTTGTTTGAAAAGAAAGCGCTGGATTTTGTGGAGTAGGCGTTTTTACAACCACTGGAATATATCTTAACCTCTCAGGTTTCAAAGAGAACGCGTAACCAGATTTATCAAAAAACGCATTATTCTCTTGTAAATTTGTGTCATTCTTTTGATACATCATTGCAATCATTTGACATCCGGTTTCTCTGCAAACTATGGCACTTGGATTTGGTGGATCTGTTCCAACATCTGGCATAGAAATGCTCATATTCTGTTTGTTAAATTCTTGCAACTCTGATAAATCCGGTGTATTTTTAACATTGTAATAGTGTAATGCTCGCATAAAAATTGAATTGCTCGTCATGTTCACATATTCGTAAAAATCTTTGCAATCCATAAAAGAATTATTAGACTTGTCAACGATTAAAACAATTGTATTTTTTTTTGTTAAATCCAACAAGGGCGTATTTCCGAAGTTTGTGCCATTCTGTTCAAAACTATATGCCGGTCCTAAAAAGAAACGATCATAATTTTTTATCAAATTTGCAAAATTTTGAAACATCTTTTGATTTGAGCTTTTAAATCTTATATGCATAACAATTGGGTCTTTTGAATTTGGAGCTGTACTTGTAGCAAACGCATAACTTGTGATAATATTCATAACTTCTGAAAAAGGAACATAATTATAGGTTTCCTTAATATAATTACTATCAACAGTAGACGTTGCTACCACCGGTTGGTCACCCATTGAAAACACTTCAAAGTCTAATCCACGCACTCCTTGTTTTAATACATCTTTTAGGGCGCATGTTGATACATAATCATTTTTATATGTTCCTGGGCTGCAACAGTTATAAGCTGTTTTAATATAATAATCTTTAAATGTATATTTGCAATTTGGATCGCTTGAATTTAAAGCCTTGATAGATCCGTTTAATGTAGAAAATAATCTATCCATAGAAGAACATTCGCGGTTTACTAAATTTCTCATATAAAAATAGTACCATAAGACTATTATAACAATCAATATTATCATCGCAAATAACATATAAGTAACAAAATTTTCGTTAAGATTTTTTATAGAGTCCATTATATTTGTTGTTTTTCTTCTCGCATCCATATCTATTATATTATACTGATTTAATAATATAATTAAACAATCAAAATAGTTAAAAATATAATTTATCTGTATAATATATCTAAATCATGGCTGGTGGATTAATGCAATTAGTTAGTGAAGGCCAACAAAATATTATATTAAATGGAAACCCATCAAAAACTTTTTTTAAAGCGACATATGCTCGTTATACAAATTTTGGAATGCAAAAATTTCGTGTTGATTTTGATGGTTCAAGAACATTGCGTTTGTCAGAAGAATCCAATTTTACTTTTAAAATACCTAGATATGCCGATTTATTGATGGACTGTTATTTAAGTGTGGAAATTCCAAACATTTGGAGCCCAATTATGCCTCCCAATACAGACGAAATGACTCAAATGAATAATAGTGGCGTTTGGGTTCCTTATGGTTTTAAATGGATTGACAACTTGGGGGCTTTAATGATATCTCGCATCACTATTACATGTGGAAATCAAACACTGCAAGAATATACTGGAGATTATATTAAACTACTTGTAGAAAGGGAGCTTGGAGGAACTAAAAAGGCATTGTTTGACGCCATGACTGGAAATGTTCCCGCATTAAACGACCCAGCCAACTCTGGAGCTCGTGTTAACTCTTATCCTAACGCATATTATGCAGGTGAAACTGCTAGCGCTGAACCATCCATTCGTGGTAGAATTTTATACATACCGATCGGTAGTTGGTTTAATTATAAAACGCAAATGGCGTTCCCTCTTGTCGCGCTTCAATATAATGAATTGCACATTAATGTTACAATGAGGCCTATTCAAGAGTTATTCCGAATTCGTGATGTATTTGATAGTGAAAATAATTATCCGTATGTTGCTCCCAATTTTAATCAATGGTATATGCAATTTTACCGATTTTTGCAGACACCACCTTCTGTCGAATTAGGTATAAGTGATTATACAGACACTCGCACACTTTGGAATGCAGATGTTCACTTAAATTGCACTTATTGTTTCCTTTCTAATGAAGAATCAAGAATATTTGCTCTTCAAGAGCAAAAGTATTTGTTTAAACAAGTGCGACAACAAAAATTCTATAATGTTACTGGGTCAAATAAAGTTCAGTTAGATTCATTGGGAATGGTTTCAAATTATATGTTTTATTTCCAAAGAAGTGATGTAAATTTGAGGAACGAATGGTCAAATTATTCTAATTGGCCTTATAATTACTTGCCATATGATATTACTCCCGCTCCGACGGATGGGTTCTTTCCTATTACTCGCATAAATCCTGATGGCACAACTAATACTACAAACATCGGTCCTGGGGTGAATGCAAATGGTGATTTAACTGGTTGGTATGTTACTGGAAATTTCAACTTGGAAAATCAGAACACTATATTAACAGCTATGGGAATTCTGTTGGATGGTTCTTATAGAGAAAATGACCAGCCCAATGGTGTTTATAACTATATTGAAAAATGGCTACGCACTGGAAGCAACTTGCCAGACGGAGTTTATTTTTATAGTTTTGGAATGACAAATTCGCCATTGGATACGCAACCCGCGGGAGCAATTAATATGAGTCGTTTTACCACTATTGAACTAGAGTTTTCTACAATTATTCCAACTGTAGATCCTTATGCGCAATCCTTGGCTATTTGCGATCCTGTGAGCAAAAATATTATTGGCATTAACAAACCAACCTGGAGAATCTATGATTACAACTTTGATTTAACTGTGTTTGAAGAGAGAATAAACATGATAACCTTTGTTGGTGGAAATTGTGGTCTCATGTATGCTACATAAATTTATACGTTTTTTATATTTTATCTTATATTATGCTATTTATTAGAGTATAATATATATTCCAAAACAACTTAAAGCCGTATGACAACTTTCTTTAAGTTACTTTTAAGATAATATGTATTTTTGGGAATTTCTTCGAGTCCAAAAGTGTTTGCGAAAGTTAAAAATGGACAAAAAAAATGTCCAATTTTGGAAAACCCAGGGATTTTACCAAACCCGAATTTTCCAAAAAGTGAATTTACACCAGAATGCTCTTATTTTCAAAAAAACAGAAAAAAATGGGTTACCATAAAATTTTATATATTTTTGGGGGAAAAAACTTAAGCTTAATTTCTATTGCTATATTAAGCAATGGTTGTCAATGATTTTAAGCCAAAATTAAGCTCAAATTACTGCTGTAAATGTTGTGACTATAATACGAGCAAGAAAAGCAATTTTGATAATCACAAGTTATCAGCAAAACATCAAAAAGCAATGATTTTCAATGTTAGCAATGACAAAATCAGCAAAATCTGCAATAAATACCAGTGCAAAAATTGCAACAAAGTTTATAAAGATAACTCAGGATTGTGGCGTCATAACAAAAAATGCGTTAAAATAGAAGATTTTATAAATAATATTATAGAGCCCTCTGAAAAATCCCCAGACGTTGTCGCACTCTTATTAAATCAAAACATGGAATTAATAAAACAAAACCAAGAATTCAAGGACTTGATTGTTGAACAAAATAACAAAATGATAGAAATGGCGAAAGAAGCAAAAACAATTAATAACACTACAAATAACACAAATAACTTCAATTTGCAATTCTTTTTGAACGAACAATGTAAAGATGCCCTCAATATTATGGATTTTATTAACCAGCTCCAATTAAATACAACTGACTTGGATATGGTTGGCCGATTGGGATACTCTGAAGGTATTTCAAAACTCTTCATTAGAGGTCTCAAAGAGCTGGATGTTTTCAAACGACCCATTCATTGCAGCGA